AAATCAGAATATGCTGCACTACAGAAGCGCACAATGTCAGGTGACGCCGCAGCCGCAAAAGAACTTGTTGATAGATTATCTAATGCAAACAGCAAAAACTATGATATCAACGACTATGCTAACAGTATTGGTGCCATACTTAAAAGATCTAACATAGATGCAAACTTAAAAACTACGCTCACACAAAAAGCCAGAGCATTACGCACAGAAGCATATCAGCATTTAACTAAAGTATTAGAAGCCGGCGGACTAACATGGTCTGATTTAGGCTATCATGCAGTTATATCAGAATCTAATAATGATACAGTATTGCTTGTTCCTGTATACGATGTTGATATGTATGAAATGAAACAACTAGCAGGAATATAAATGAGATTTGTTGAGATTTCTAAACCTTTAGTAACGCAAGTTTTGTCTGAAGGTATTGTTAGAGAAGCTAAGGAGGGAAAAAACACTCACCTTGAGCATCTCGAAGATAATATTTTTAACAAAGGTTATCCTGGTGCTAAGGAAGCAATCAACTACTTGTACAGTTTACATGAAATGCTAGAAGGACATAGCAGTAAAGCATTAAACATGACCACAAAATGGGACGGTGCTCCTGCTATTGTTGCAGGAAAGGATCCTGCTACTGGTAAATTTTTTGTTGGCACTAAAGGAGCGTTTGCTAAAAATGCTAAATTAAACTTTACCGGCAAAGATATAGAAAAAAATCATCCAGATGGTGTCGACAAAGACACAGGCGAACCTAAAAGTGCCGAGGGCTTAAGAACTAAATTGAGATTAGCACTCACGCATCTAAGTAAATTAAATTGGGACACTGTGGCGCAAGGCGATTTGTTATTTTTAAGAGATTCTCTTAAAACAGTAAACATAGATGGCGAAGAATATATTGCATTTAAGCCAAACACCATAACTTATGCTGTGCCAACAGACAGCGATTTAGCAAAACAGATTCAATCTGCTGAAATAGGTATTGTGTTTCACACTGAGTATCCGGGAGGTCCCACTCTAGCAGATACAAAAGCAAAATTTGGATTCGACAGCAGTGTGTTAGGCCAAGCAAAAGGTGTTTGGCACAGAGATGCTACTATCAAAGACCTCAGCGGAACAGTTACTTTTACTGCTGAAGAAAGTGCAAACATAATGAATGCAATCACAGAAGCTAACAGTGCGCTAGGCAAAGTAGATAGCGAAACTTTTTCGTGGCTTGACAAAGGGACAGAATATATTACCGGTGCTAAGTTTGTAGATCAATTGAAAGCACATGCTAACAATCAAGTTAGAGCAGGTGACTTCGGAAATCCTGCACAGTTTGCAAAAGGATTTATACAAAAGTATATTGATTACATGCAAAAAGAGATTGCAAAAGTATCTACACAAAAAGCCATAGACAGAAAAACAGAGTTAATGGTACAAGGCGTTAAGTTTATCAAAGAACATGTACCACAAATTGTTGCCGTATATGGTTTATACTTAAAAATTATTGAAGCAAAAGTACGCATAGTGCGTAAACTAGAACAAATACGTCAAATACCAACATTTGTTGAAACTGGCGATGGATACGAAGCCACCGGTGAAGAAGGATTTGTTGCAGTTGACCGTATGGGTAATGCTCTTAAACTAGTAGATAGATTAGAGTTTAGTCGATTAAACTTTGGTAGCGGAAAGCCCGGGGCATAAATGGAACTCGAATTTATAGATAAAGAAATCAGCGAAAGCAGGCTTTATAGAACCAGCAGTGCTATGAGCAAACTCAATGGCAGAGATGTTGCTGATTTAGCATATCTCAATACCATAGCATTATACATGATGTTACAAGACGATGCACAGCACGAATATGCAAAATCTTACGCAAATCAAACTATAAAATATGGAAATTATAATTTATTTCGCACACATGCAACAGATTTATACATGCTCTGTCACGTGTTAAATAATCCAGAAGATGCAAGTCTAGACAGTAAATTTGAAAGTACCAAGTTTATAAAAACATTAAGTTTCGACGAACTAAAGCACATTAGATTTTTAAGAACTTTGTCAAATGCTGCTGACAGCAATAATCAAGCAGTTAGTTACTTTTTTAGACTAGAGGCGCAACTTAAAATAAAAAATCCCAAGTATACTCAATTTAGAAGATACATTACAAATTGGGGGAATTTAAAATACAGCTCTAGACAACTAGCAGTTACTAAAATATTACAGGAAATTAGAAAACTTGGCCGCGGCAGCGAACTGATTTCACCTCTGACTACTATGGCTAAGTATAGAAAATTTAATGTTGAACCTGAGTATTCGCGTCCAAGAACTAGTTTTGCTAAGAAAGTTGCAGGTGCTGCTATAGGCGCAGTTGCCGGTAGATATGTTGCAGGAAAAGTTGCAGACATGGACAAAGAAAAATTAAAAAAAGCAGGAACAGGGCTTGGTGCTATAGCAGGGTATTGGGCAGCAGGCAGGAGAAAAAAACAAGTATGAAAATAATAGAAATCATATTAGAAGATACTATGCCTATAGAAATGCAAAGAAACTTTGCCTCCAATCCAAAGTTAAAAAATGCAATTGAGTTAGCATACAGACGCTTGGGTAAAGACAAGGATTGGAATATTGCTGCCGCAAAAGCAATTGATGCTTACAGTAACAAAATGGATAATCAGCTATCGAATAGAGAAAAAGCTGATTATGAAAAACTAAAAAATGACTATGTAGCACTAGCAAAACAGGTTAGAAATATTCAGCAAGCACAATCTGACAAAGCACAAAAACCACAACCACAACCAACTAAAAAACGAGGGGCGCCTACCGGTAATCAAAATGCTAGGAAGAATTTTCAACAACCAGATTCTGCATCAACACCATCAACCGGAACAGGCGGAATGATTTCTAAAGCACTAAACCCTTTTAAAAACACTGGAAGATTTGGACTAGGCGACCTTGACACCACTGATGTTGGAACAACCATAGCAACAGCATTTAAAAAAGCAAAATCAAACTTTACAAACACAATAAAATAGATAAATAAACATATAAAGCATGCTTACATGCTTACATGCTTAAATATTTAGGAGATTAAAATGGCACAAACAGATCGCAGAGCCGCAGCAGCAGGCGAATTTATTGGCAAAGATGTATTCCTCAAGAGCTTTCAGCAGCAGTCAGGTAACATCTCTGCAACTCAGTTAACAGCACTTGTTAGCACTGTACAAAACTTAAACCTTTCAGTACTTAAGGTTGGCGCAGTAAGTGGTGATACAGTTAGCATGATTGTTGAAGGTGCAGACAACTTAGCAAACGGCGACATCGATGGTCACGTGATCAGCACCGTTAGTTTCTAAGTTTTACTAAACTTATTATAAAATACCCGCACTATGCGGGTATTTTTTTGACTAAAAAAGATAAATAACTACATAAAGCAATACATTGCTTAAATATTTAGGAGAATACAAATGGCACAATCAAATCCAAATGCAGCAGTAAGAGCGGCAAATGGCTTCGCAGGAACAACCCACATTCTAGAAGTATCTAATGTATCAGTTGTTACAACTGAAGCGGCATGTTTAGAAGCACAAAACGAAGGTTTTGTGGTTGTAGCAGTTGAAGGAACATCTACAGGTGATCACATTGCGGTGCAAGGTGCAGGCGCAACACCTTCAATTACAGGTACTACAGTGGTTGCAACTTTTAATGCATAATACTAGATTTATCTAATGTAAAAAAGAATCCTCACTTAGTGGGGATTTTTTTTGGCTAAATGTTTTTATCTGTATTTAACCATGTCATATTAATTGCATATTGCTGTACATTTGCCATGTTCTTGAAAATTTTTATTTGTAATTGACTAGGCAGGTGTGCAGCTAGTTTTATTGTTGTGCCATACAAGTTTTTATTTCTGACTAAAAAATAAGGGTCATTTAAAAATTCATCTATTATATTACATGCTGCGTTGTGTTCACAGTTATTAGATATCAACTCATAAGATTGTCTATCGAACCATAAAAATTTATAAAAATTTTCAACTATGCAAAGTCTATTTATTTTTTCTTGATTATACCATGCTAACGGCTTCAAAAATCTATCAAACATTAACTGATTACGACGCAACGGCATATCAACATTACCCTTTCTCTGCGAATACCCTTTTCCTGTACGGTGGTAAAAGTCCTCAGACATACCTGCGGTGCCTGCAGGGTAATTTTGATTTAACCAATCATCATAATCATTAAGCAGCACAATATCCGTCCGGTCGCTGAATGCACAGTATAACATTAACTGTAAAGCAACAACAGGTACCATATGTCCGTCTCCCCACGAAAAATCAAAACACCATTGTTCTTCTTGGAATTTTTCTAGTGCGCGATCAACATAGTTATATGGAGACTGCAATGCTTTTACATATCGATCAGCTGGGTCCATATTTTCCGTTATGTTATTAACTTCTATTTGATCAATAAAAGCTGGCGCAGAAAATTTAACATTAAATATCATTGCCATAGCTGATAGATACCTAGCATAAGGGTCTCTTACAACAGTAACTATTCTGGTGTCTTTAAAGCCTGGCACAGCACTTATTAAGTTTATTACAGCATCAAGGTCATTGTTTTGGTTACCCGGTATATTCATTCCTTCTTGTCTGTATTTCCGGACAAGCTCCGATGCACTCGTAAAGTTCAAAGTATCTGCAACACTGGCAGTATGTGATGAAGCACATCTCAAAGGGGCAATAAGAAATCTGTCGTTAATGTGATCGTAAAAACATTGAAACATTGAATAATCCTGTGTGTGATGTATGCTATTATTTATCAGTTGCTATATTGCCTAGCAATGATAAATAGTACAATAACACGGAGACACACATGACTTTAATACGGTCCGGGGCAATGGCAAGCCAAGAAGTTGTTACTGGTAACATTGAGTTTTTTACACTGTATACATCATTAGACATAACAAGAACAGGAAATTTTTCTGACAACAGTCAAAAAGATTTTGAAAGTATTGTGCAAGTAATTGGCCTTAGAGCTATGCCAATTATAATGAACAATCCGGTAGAAATTAACGGATTCGGTAGCAATTTACTTGAAAATTTTGGAGCGCCTACACTGACAGGACCCGGTTGGATTTTTAAGTTTGCATTTGAAAGAGAAGACGTACACACTATACAAACATTGGTTAACGAATTACACGGTATTGTGTTGAATAGTGGTACAATAGACACAACAAATACTGTAAACATGGAATTCACAAAACAGGATTTATTATAAAATGCCAAAGAAAATACAACCAAAACAAGAAACAGTTCAAAAAGAGCTGTATACGTCTAACCTCGAAGCACACATTATTGCTGACATGTTGCGTATAGAAGGTATCACAACAGAACTCAGAGAGTTCAAAGAAGATACAAAGAAAAGATTTGATAAACTAGAAGGGTGGTTAGTGGGCATAGTTGCTATCAGTTTTACATCTTTAGTTGGTATAGTAGGCACATTAGTTTTTAGGATGCTGGGATGAAGATTGCAGAATTCGCAGAACCAGTAGTAGAAGCCAGAATGGTTTGGCGTAAAATGGGTAATAAAATAAAGCGAGCTGTGCGTTGCACATCTGGAAAACGCAAGGGCAGAGTAGTTAGTAACCCTTCGCAATGTTCTGCACCAATAGACATCAAAAAAAGATTAACCATGAGAAAAACCAGAGCCAAATTTGGACAAAGAATGGCTCGTAAGGCACGTAGAACAAAAAGATTTAACCCTGCAAGCAAAAGAGTCAGAGCTATGAATAGACCGAGTAACAGAAGAAGATGAAAGGTAAAGATTTAAAAACATTAGAAAGCCTGTTAAAAGAGTATGGAATGTCATCCGGTACTAGCACACCTGTTGGACAGCAGTCTAGCGGTTCCAGCGCAAAAGCAAGTGCTGCAAATAGAGTTAGTAAATCATCCATCAACAAACCGAGTCAGAGTCCTACCACGCAAAAAACATCACAGGCTAAACCACAAGAACCTGCAAAGCCAGTTATAGCAAAAGCAAAAGAATTAGAACAAGATTTTGAATTCCCGGACGATAAAGGCAACGTTGTTAAAGTTGTAAGTCCTATGGGGCAAGGCCTAAACAAAGATGCTGTTATTGTGCAAAATCAAAAGAACAAAGAATTTTATACATTACAACCAGAAGATAACATTGCATTACCACAAGTAGATCAAGAAGAAATTGCAACAGAAGATAATAATCCACTGTCAAAAATAAAAAGTCACAAATTACGCACTGGTAAAAAAGGTCAGCATAGTATTAAGTTAGGCAGAAAAGTTAGAAAGTTAAGTAAACTTATACGCAAGCACAAGTTAAGCGAAGCACCGCTGTTCGAAATTAACTTTAATGATCCTAAACTAGCAAAAAGCGCACTAGCAAGTCCTATTAGTTGCGGGTTTGAAGCAGAAACAGTGTGGACTGATGTCGACGGCGAAGAAATGGACTTAAACGATATGTCGGCGAACGAAATTTATGAATTAGTTATGGACCAGGAAGGCACCGGAGCAGTAGAATCCATCGACGAAGGTTTCAGAGAATGGTTAATGGAAAGTGACTTATTCTTTGAAGTCGAAAGCGAAGTTATTCAAGATTTAGTAAACGACCGCAAAGAAGATGAAGCATACATTGATGACTTTGTAAGCGATAACATCAACATGGACGAAGTCGAAGATTATAAACAAGCAACACTAGACGAATTAGATGACGATGACAAAGAAGAATATGAAGATTGGGACGATGATGCATGGGCTAGACAATATGTAGAAGAAACTCAACAAGAAAAATACGAAGAGTGGCTAGCCGACAGCATACGTGACAACGGTGAACAATGGGATGAAACTTGGGATATAGTTAATGGACGCTATGACTGGGCCGATTATGTTCGTATGGCGTACAATGGAAACTGGTATGATATGCTCGGCGACCACGAAATTTGGATTAATACCGAAGGTGGCAGTCTAAGCGGTGTCGGCGAAGAAATGGAATTGTGGACTGAGAAAAACAGCACAAGTAAAGGCGTAAGGACGGGCGACTACCATAGTGGCTACGGTGATACCGACCAAGATTACTGGCGTGTTGAAAGTGATCCAAGTATCGAAGGAAATGGTGTCGGAGCAGAAATTATTAGTCCCGTCTACAGCACACCAGAAAAGATGCTAGTCGAAATGAAAAGTTTATTTGAGTACATGTACAACAACGATGTAGAAACAAACAGCTCAACTGGCTTACACATAACAATGAGCTGGGAAGGCGAAGAAGGTGCTACACTTAATAAATTAAAAATGGCATTACTGTTAGGTGATCGATATGTTGCAAAACAATTTGACAGAGAAAATAGTAATTATTCTCAAAGTCAGTACCAGAAAATACAACAGTATTTAGATAAGTTACAAACAAATATTAACGATGAAAAAAGTCTCGAAGGTTTAGAAGCAATTTTAAATAAAGGTGTATCACCAGACAAGTATAACACAATTCACTTTAAAAATATGACTAACGCTAACGGTAATAACCTTATTGAGTTCCGTGTAGCAGGCGGCGAAGACTATCATAGTGATTATAACAAACTGGTTAAAACAGTTATACGCTATGCTGCTGTTATGCAAGCAGGACACGATACAACAGCGTATAGAAAAGATTATGTTAGAGCATTATTCCGTGCTATCAACGGATCTGCAGATATTAAAACTTCGCCAGAGATACAGCAAAACTTACCAGATCACACTATAGTTGATGTACTAAAAGACATGTATAGTAAAAAGTATTATACAGACGGACTTGAAGCAATATCTATTGCTTTTTCTGCTCTCAACAATGCTATGAGAATCAAAGGAAACAGCAAACAAGGTGAGTTGTTTGATGAAGCTGAAGGCAATGAAGGCTGGCGAGAAATATTAAATCACGCACAACAAAATTTTGCTTCTGCTATCGGTATGTTAGCAGTAGACGCATATAGTGGCAAATTACGCAGTAAAATTAATGCTAGGTCAATCAATGCTCTCAGAAAAGCACTCAAAGACTTCAATTTAAATTATGAGGCACTTTGGAAAAAGTTTCAAAATACTTTGATGTATACTAATCTAACCAAAGAAAATAAAATTTTAACACATAATAAACTGAAAGCAGCATTTGGTCAATTGTTTAAAGCGTCTGTGGGCACTGAGCTGAAAGCAGCATTTACTTTGCCGGGTAATAATAAAAACACTGTGTATTTGATAAACGATAAATTATACCAAGAACTGTTAGATGCAAACATTATAGGAGAGTGGGGACCTGCTAGATTTCCATGGGATGATCGTGACAATGACGATGACAGAGAAAAACCTGAGTTGAATGCAGATAGCATTCACTCTGTGCCTCAAGATGAGTGGAAAAACATAAAGCAGACTGTATATGATTACAACGACTATGTAGACGAATTAAAAAGACTTCAAAAACAGTCTGACGAGATGGATGACGAAACTAAAAACAGTACTGAGCCACACTTTGTTCGTTACAGAGAAGATCTAGCAAACACAATAAAAGATCTCAAATCGAAAGTAGTTAAGTACAAACAACCATTGGACGCATTTCAGAAAAAGTATGGATTTGTGCCTCCGAGTATAAGGACTAATTCCGAAGGGATAAATTATGATCTAAAACAATTGACCACAAGCCAACTAAAAGATTTAGCAAATGCTTATGATATAGGAGTAGAAGTGATAGAATCAACAACTTACGACCGAATTGCAAAATTGTCACTCGAAGAGCAATTAAAACTTGTAAGCAAGATTGACGGTGACAAGTTAAATGAAGCATGGAGTAAAAAGTACAAGGACAGTATCAACTGTTCAAATCCAAAAGGCTTCAGTCAAAAAGCTCACTGTGCTGGCAAGAAAAAGAAAACCGACGAAGCATGGTTTAAGAAAAAAGAAAAAGTCAAAGTCAGGCAAACTGACCCAGTTAAAGTTATAATGAACATTGCTAGTAGTGGCAAGGAATGGCCAGTTAGAATGAACGACGGCAACCATGTTGTGGTTACACCTGATATTGCTAAAGTTATAGCTAGAAGATATTACGCATCTAACACTTTCAAAGACATGATTGCTAAAGCAGTTAAAAGTGTTGAAAGTTTTAGTGACGCAATTAAAAATTTAAAACCAGTGCCAGTGAAAGAAGGTGCTGTTCCTAACAATGACAGAGCTAAAAAAATACAAGAAATATTAAGTAAGCCATTGCTTGCAAGTGACTTGCGAGGACAAATGTATGCATACATTGCTGTACCTGATCCTAGCATGATTCGTGCATTTAGACAGGCAAGAGCACAGGGCGGTGACAATATGGACTTGAGAGAAGTATTTAAAACTTTTGCAAACAGCGTCCATCCTACAATTAAAAAGCAAGCAGGATTAAAAGAAAGCACAATCAAAGAAGCACCTGCAGATCAAGAACGACTAAAATTTATTGTTGATCAACTTAAAAAGAATCCAGCATTTATTAGTCGAGTGTATAGATTTATAAAAACAGATGTTGCCAATGCAGATCGTGTACACCCGCTCGATTATTTAACTCCAGATAAAACTACACCTGAAAAAGATTATGCATACAAAGGTGTACTTGACGAGTTTGTTAAAGCCATAATGAACACCGAAGGTGACTTTGATGACATTGAAGAATTCTTAAAAACTTACGGAAAAGTAAGTTATGTTAACACTAAAGTACTAATGGCAGATGGCTACAGCACTTGGGACGAATGGCTACAAGGCTCCGGCAAAGTCAGTAAAGAATTTATCAGTAGTTTGTATGATAATATGTTTAATATTGCGTTAAATATCGAAGGTTCAAACAGAGGACCGGGCGAAGTAGGGCTCGCATTGTTAGCACCAAACATCACATTTGCCAGTGTAGGTGACTTAAAAATTGACGGCGAAGAAGTTGAGGTTAAAGGTGAGAAGTCCAGTGGCGGAGGCAGACTTAAAAACAGTAATGCAGACTACGGACAACCTAACTTAGACGCTGTATACGATAAGTTTAAAATCCCCAACGAAGCCAGACCGCAACGTTTACCAGCCGGCAACGCAGGTAGTAGAGCAGGCACACACTTTTTAGATATTGCTCAACAATTAGATGCTGCTGCGAAGGGAGCAGGAGAGGCATACATTAAAGAGTTATTTGTTGGCACATTTAAATACGGCGACAAAGCTATGATTGACTATATGATTAAGAATTATAGCAAAATGGATAGAGCGCAAGCAAGTGAACTAGCGCAAGAAATATCTTACAGTAGTTATGCAAACATTCTCAAGCAAAAAGAGTTTGACATGTTTTTATTCTTGAAAGCACCAGGCAAGAAGAGTTTAGCATTCCAAGTTGATAATTACAAAAATCACTTAGACAAATTTAAATTGGGTTCGCTGGACTGGGGTGACAAGCAAAACGGGCCTGCTGTACAAGTGTCGATGAGGTAAAGAAATGAGAATCTCAGAGATTCTAACAGAGGCAAGTATACCCCGTGATCAAATGCCACAGATCGGCATTAAAGATATCAAAAGCAAATACAATTACAAAAAAGGCACTATGAGTCTTAGTAAAATGAAGCCTGTACAAACTGAAAGACTCAAAGCAGAATATGCCGAAGCAGTTGAAAAAATACAATCAGGAAAAGCGAATCCTATAATGCTCGATCGTAAAGGTCGCATTGTAAATGGCCACCACAGATATGATGCTTACAGAAACTTAGGCTACGAACGTGTGCCAACAGTTGTAGTGGATGCCACATTAGAAGAACTAATGAAACAGTATGCGCACACTGTTGAAGAAAATAATAAACTGTTAGACAAGCCGACCCCTTTTCAAGAAATCTTAGTTGATTTGTTGCAGAAAAAATACCCAGACGCTGAGTTTGATTATCAAGGCGACAAAGTAGTCAGCGCGGATGGCAAACTCACAGTAATAGCCGACCTGCAAGTTGAGGATGGTTATGGCGGAGTATGGGTGTGGGATGTTGATACAGGTCCGTACAAAGGAGTATTGGGCACTGCAATAAAACAAGCAACTGCTGAGTTGTTAAGACAACAACCCGATCTTAAGCCTGCTCTTTTTGTAGACGGCGATAAT